CTACGCCTCCGGCAGTTCAGGCCAGATGACATCCGGCGCTGTGCTGGTATCTGTTGCCGTCACCGCGTCAATGTAATCCAGCACAGCGTTAAGTCGGGTGGTTTCTGCCTGCGTCAGCTTCCGCCCGGCCCGTAATTTCAGCTGAATCAGACTGATGGAAGCCATTGCAGCATCAATCAGCGACTGGCGCTTTACTTCTGCCGCGTCTAGTGCGGCGCTATGCTGTGCCTCGATATCCGTCACCCATTTCTCACCATCCCATTTATCGTATGGCGTTAACGGTGAAAGCGTGACATAACCGTCTTTGATGGCACCGATATAATCCACTGTAACAGCTGCGCCATTTTCTGTTGAGTAAACAGTCTCATTGCGATGGTCTTCTTCATGGCTCCATCCCTTACCCGTAAATACTGCCACTTTTCCCAGAATGTTTTCGCCAGGGTCAATACCAGTGGAACAGGCGGGCATACTTACGCCAGTATTAATATATTCATCAGACCAGCCCGTATACTCAGATGTTTCAGCATCATAATAAAAACAACGCATATCGCCCGGCACTGTAGCCAGCCCATTTTCATCAAAAACAGGTTTCATTATTTAGCCCTCACCAGAAAGTTAAATGCAATATTTCGCGGTCTGACAGCAACAAAATTCACACCATCACCCACAGAGTTACTGGTGAAATTAAATCGTGAAAATCCTGGCTGATTTCCGGCGATGCCATCATGAAAGTTAATTGCGTGTCCCGCACCTCCGCCTATATTCCCGGCAAACTGAGAAAAGTTTGTAGCTTCCTGCCAGCTTAATAATTCGCGACCACCATCTGCACCTCGCCCGTCATCCCAGATACGAATGAAATCACCGCGGGCTTCAGGTAATACCAGCGAAGGAAACACTTTCGCCAGCACAGGGTAATCAGTGGCAGAGAATTTCGCGCCGTTGAACTTCAAAAACACCATACTGGACCAGCTGTCGATTACAGTATTTGGCATTGCAGCGGACGGCCAGAAGAACGGAACGCCAATAGCTGGAGAACCTTCTCCCAAACCAAGGTATGCGAGAAGACCGGCAACATCCTTTCCACTCAAATGAGTCAGCGTATTGTCCAGCGGTTGTTTACCTGCCAGCGCATTGTTAATGGTGGTGCTGAATTTCGGGTCATTGTTAATGGCTGCGGCAATTTCTTTCAGTGTGTCCAGCGTGGCAGGCGCACCATTAATCAGAGCGGTAATAGCAGCCTGTACAAACGCAGTGGTCGCAATCCGCGTGGTGTTATTTCCTGCATCAGGAGTCGGCGCTTTTGGTTCTCCGGTAAATGTCGGATTATGTTTCTGTGCATACTGGGTATGAGGATCCTGTGCGGCAATATGTTTTGCCATCTTGTCATCCACATACAGCTTTAATTCCAGGACTTCATCATCCACGTATTTACGGGTCGCCAGTACCACCGACGGGTCGATTTTCAGCGTGATGGCTTCGGTATTCGTGACAACCAGAATCATGCGGATAGTCTGGGTACGACCACTGCCTTCCTGTAACTGCGGTTTGTACGTTTCCGGGCAGTTCGCCACCGCAATGAGTACGCCTTCATCATCATAAAGCCCAATCTCACGGATCCAGAATCCACCCTCGTTCTCAGGGATGATTTGCTCCGCAATAATCTGGCTCTGGTTGTTCGGATCAACGCTCAGAAGATTCAGCGGCGCGATGCGTTTCTGGTTAATCAGCTTTGTCTGTGCCGGGTCTGGTGTCGGCAAGACACCATTCGCATCACCAACGGCCATTTGCGTCAGATTCAGCTTACTGCCGAGCATCGTCGCGTTAGCCAGCCGTGCTGCGCCCTGATTAGTCAGAATGGCGTAGTATTTCACTGTCATGCGTTTACTCTCAGGTTATCAATTAAATGAATGGCCGAGGCCGGGAAATAATCCCCTCCGACAATAATGGCCTCCGGGGTGTAGGGATAAACCGTCATGGCGTCGCCGTGATAGCATCCCGCACCGGCAAAAATGTTGCCGGTTGTACTTAAGCTGATAGCCAGTCCCGTCAGATGGCGGCTTGCCGGTTTTGCATCAGCAACAAGACGCTCCAGCTCCTGATACATTTCTTCGGTAATACCCTGCTCAAGCACACCAACAACGATACGGAACGTCCCCGGCTCCTCGTTGAGCTGCCACCACTCCCTCACCTCAATCAGATAGCCGAGCGGCTCCACCACACGCCGGATTGCGCCTATAGTGCCCTTATGGCAGTGAATGAAATACGCATCGCGGATAACAGCGCGTTTTGTCGCTTCCGGCCACTTATCATCCCAGCGGTCAACCGAAAATGACCACGCCAGCCACGGCAGCAGATTTGCCGGACAGGTATCCGGGTTCCACAGCTCACGAATACTGACCGGCGTTTTTTCAATTTCCGCACAGGCTTTTGCGGCGGCGACTTCAAGCGGTGATGAGCCGGTCGGCAGCAGTCGCGAATCACTCATCCGAGCCTCCCGTCACGACGCGGTATTCAGTACAGAAAGACGCCTGCGTATTGTTGAGCACGATGTCGGCCAGTGGTGCGGCCAGCTCGACACGCTGCACGCCTTCCACATGCAAAGCGGCATAAATGGCAGACAGACGGATGTCGCGCCCCAGCCGGTGCTGTGCCGTGATGTACGCTTCCAGTTTTTTCACGGCAGCAGCGCGGATGGGTTCGCTTTCGGGGCCAGGGTAAAGGTAAAGCGTGGCATTTATCTGGTATTCAACAATGGCGGCAGACTGCACGGTCACGCGGTCGGCCACCGGCCTGACGTCCTCGCCATTAAGGGCGTTACGCACCACAGCCAGCAGGTCTTCGGATGCGACGCCGTTATTTTCACGTGACAGCACAGAGATAGTAACGCAGGCCGGAGACGGACTGGTGACAGAAATATCGGCGACACGCCCGTCAGCACTGCGACCATGATACTGATAGGCACCCACCGACCCGGCGACGCTTAAACCTTCAAACGCCTGCTGAATACGCAACCGATAATCGGTGTCAGATTCCATCACTGCCGGTGTCGGCGGGATGGTCGAATCGTCTGCCGGGGTGATAGTCAGGCGCGTGGTGTTGTAATTGGCACCAATCACATCAAGGTCATTACCGGCGGCACAGGCCAGCATCACCGCCCGTGCGGCCTCATTCACACGCTGACGCCAGATAAGCTCACGATAAGCATTTTCCTCCAGCAGCTTGACGAGAGGCTCGGATTCCAGCGTCAGGGTACGGGCGACCGCCTCCTGCTGGTCTTCCGGGTAAAGGGAAATCAGTGTCGCCTTGCGTTCGGCGAGAATGGTTTCAAAGTCCAGCTCCTCGACCACATCCGGTGCGGGTAGCTGGTTCAGGTCGATAATCGGCATGGTTTCAACTCACAGGGATGGTTAACGAAAGTGGCTGGCCGGTGTCGTTGTGCTGGCCGGTTAACGTGACCGTCATTCGCCCGTCAAAACTGCGCGCCGTAGTGACGGATGACAGGGTGACGCGGGGTTCCCATTTCAGCACCGCCATGTAACAGGCGACCTTAATCTGCAACTCAAGCGCCTGGGTCTGCGGCTGGTCAATCATTGATGCCAGCAACGAGCCGTAATCACGACGCATCACCCGTGAGCCGACCGGTGTGCGCAGGATATCGCCGATACTCTGGCTGATATGCTCAAGGTCAGTGACAGTCAGGCCATCACTGCGATTCATTCCGAGATAACGTGCTGTCATAGAGGACTCCCGGTTGTGCCGCCGCTGTCTCCTGGGTGTTTGTGGGTATGCAGTACCTTACCGTTTGATGAGAGTTCACCGCCGGTGTGTTCAATGTTGCCGCGCATCGTCCCGCCCTTCTGCACTTCCAGCGTGCCGGTAATCAGCCTGTTGGTGCAGACCACCTCCGGTGTGTCCAGGGTGACGCGGGTTGATGCTTTCACCATGACCACCGGCACCGTGGCAGTAACAGAATCAGAAGCCGTCACGCTGACCGTTTTAATTCCGCTTACCGTGAGTGCACTGGTTTCGGGTTCATATTCAATCACCGCTCCGTCAGGGAAACGGATATGCAGGGCATCCGCCGACGCAGACGGCGCGGGGTTATCGCCGGAATAAATCCCCGGCAGAACGAACGCCGTGTCGAGTTCACCGCCCACGGCCAGAATCAGCACCTGCTCCCCCACGGAAGGTGCCCACCATGTGCGCGAACGACCGGCACGATGGGTCAGCCACTGAAGCCAGTCAGTGCACATGCCGCCGGTCTGCACACGGCAGCGACCGGCGTTAAGGTCGGTTTCGACGACAAGGCCGGTGCGGATCATGTTGCGCAGTGCGCGCGCGAGTTCCTGAATATTTGCGAGAGTGTTCATAACGGGAAGGATGCCGCCGGGTCATACCGGCGGCAATGTGACGATGAGGTGTCGGGAATGGCACAACTAACGGTCGAGGTGCGCCAGAATAATCTCTTCAATCATCTGCACATCCTCACCGGTAAAGCCGAGCAGGGGACGCGCCGGATAATCAATTTTCTTACCGTCTTTCCGGTTTTCTTCCGACAGACCGAACTGATGCACACTGGCGATTTTCGGTGACTTTCCGCCGTAAAATTCCATTGATGCCTGTTCCGGGCTGGCGCGGATATGCAAAAAACGACTGGTGATAAGTTTCGCAAACATTTTTCGCTTAACACGACCAGTCTTTTTTCTGGCGCTCTGCTGCTGGCGTGGCACGTAGGGTGTGCCGTCCGGGGCTTTCTGTGCCATCACCCGACGCTGCTGACTCTGCCGCAGGCGCTTCGCCAGTTCGGCACTCAGTCGCCGACGCCCTGACGGTGACAGCGATTCAATCAGTCCGGTCAGCCGGTCTTCAAAACGCTTAAACTCATTCATCCCACTTACTCACCAGTTCGCCATTGATATAAAGCTCCATCGGGCGGGTGACCGGCTCCGGCGGCGGAGGTTCCGGGATATTCTTCACATGCAGCGCGCCGTCCACCTCACTGACCAGCGTGCGCTCGGTCAGCATCAGGCTGATGCTGATATCAAAGCTGCTGTCATTGTTGATGTCCGCATAAAACGTGAAGCCCTTTTTCTGGCCTTCGTCGGTGGTCATGATGTCGGGCTGATTTTCCCGCAGCCACGCCAGCACCGGCACGATGAGCAGGTCAAAATCACCGGTAAAGTCGGTCACAATGACATTGAGCGTGTAACGCTTTTCGAATGACAGCGACGTCGCCAGTGTGGAGGCAATACTCCCGTTATCCACGAATATCCGCAGCATATCGGGGTTAGTTTTCAGTACCGTGACGGCATCAGTCAGCGCTCTGCGCAGGCTGTCGGGTTTGAGCATCGTTTTCGTCCTGACAGTGTTTAATCATTTTTACCTGGCTGGCACAGCGTGCCAGCGCGTTCTCAAGCTGTCGGATATCGGCACTTAAATCGCCGTTCGTCTCCGGGTCACTGCCCGGCATCGGGCAAAGGCTCACTTTCGGGCAGGCGTTGGCGACAATCACTGGCGTCGGTGCAGGCCGGGCGCTGGTGCAACCGGCGCACAGCATCAGGCAGGCCAGCGCCGTACCAGCGGCGAAAATCTTCGTTTTCATTCAGTAACCTCGTGATGGTTTTCTCGCGCTGTGCTTCACGCTTCGCCGCGTTCTCCAGTTCCTGACGCAGTGCCACCTGCGCCAGCTCGTTTTTGTCTGCCCTGGTGAGTGCAACATGAAGCTGGTTTTTCAGCATGGTGATGGTCGTCTGCTGTTCACTGGCGACGTTGTTCGCCCTGTCCAGCGAGGCGCGCAGGCTGGCATTTTTATGTTTCACCAGAAACAGACCGGCCACCGCCAGCGATAACAACACGACCAGCACAGTCATCAGCTTTGACATGGTTCCCGCCCCTCAAAACGCTGACGGCAGGCCGTACGTATCAGCCGGAAGAACACCGATGCCACGAGATAAATCAGCGCGGTAAAAATCCACCCGGCAGCGACCAGCGAGATAAACGTCGCCACCATCACTACCAGAGCCACTGACCGCCTGCGCCACGACACCGGCTGCAAAAACAGCGCCGTGACAATCTTCACGGCCAGCGATTCCGGCGGCAGCTCCCGCCCGTAGCGTTCCAGTACATACTCTGTGGCATACACGCCGACACCACCGGCAACCACACAGATAACCGTCGCCAGAATCGCCCAGGCGGCGACAAAACTGACGGCCACGCTCTGCGGGTAAATCAGGGACAGTGCCAGCATCAGCGCCAGCGACACGTTCAGCATCAGTGAAAGGGATAATTTCTTCATGGTGTTTACTCCGTTTAAGCCGGTACGCCGCCAGCGGTACGCCAGACGGTGACCAGTTTTTCCAGTGAATGCTCACGCTGACCGTAACCGGCACCCGGCAGGGACGCCCAGATATTGCGACAGCGTGAAATGGCGCGCTCAATGCGTCCCGCCCGGATGTCATCCAGTGCACCGCGTTCGCGGATCAACTGAATGGCAAGTCTGTCCTGTGACAACGGACTGAAATCCGGCAGGGCAAGCTGTTTGCGGTAATGCGGCCAGAACAGGTAAAGCTGCTGATAGCGACCGGAGGCCGTGGATTTTTCACCGCGACGGTTAAACACCTTCGCCGGTCGGCCATGCGCGAACGGGTGGTCACTGTAGTCGGTGAAAATTTCCGGTTTTCCGTCCAGTCCGGTGACTATCACGTCATAGCCCCGGTTTTTCGTCAGCGGATGGTTTGCCGTCCCTTCGGACACGGCCAGCATGTCGAGAAAGGCGGCGATATTCTGATGCGTGTTAATTACCGGCATTACGGTTTCCCCCTGCCCTTAAAACGGCGCTGAATGGCAATCTCAATCACCTGATAACCGGCGATACCCAGCATGGAGCCGATGCCGCACACCGCAGGCAGTGACAGGTCAGGAAACTGCACCAGAACAACACCGGCAACCATCGAGACAAAACCACCGAGCAACATGCGCCCGATAAACAGACGCGGGGTGATGGGTTCACCACCGGCAAGCACCTTGCCGACAACAATCAGCACCCCAATCATGAAAAGCGACAGGACGCTTTTTTCTTCTGCTGTCATGCGTTACTCCCACAGATTGACAGTTTCAGCCACGGGCGCGGTCTGAACGTCGGGCAGTTCGACGGCGGTGCCGTGCGGCAGCACCGCACCCAGTTCAGCCAGTCCCGGATTTGCGGCGAGCACGGTCTCAACCACGCCCTCAGTGCGCCCGTAATACCGGACACAGATGGCGTCGAGCGTGTCGCCCTGTAGCGCAAAGGTCTTCATCAGATTTGACTCACGATGCAGCGCGGCTTGTCCTGGATACGCGCCACCGCCCAGCGCATATCCCGCCACAGTTCATCAATGGTGCTGTCAATGCTGTCAGCCTTCTTGTCGCCTTTCGCACTGGCATCCACGCCGCGGTAACGCTCATAAAGCGACGCGGTCGCCATCGCACACACGGCGCGCTCGTAGTAAAAAACTTTGATGCTTTCACCGTCGATGTCGTCCGCCGGAACGTCCGCCAGACGCGTAAAACCGGCAGCAATTTTCTGTTCGCGGTACTCGTACAGCTCCGCATTCGTTTCAGCCATGCCTGACTTGATGGCCTCACGCAGACGGGCGGGGGCGACGGTCTGCTCAAGGCGCATACGTTCCCGGACGCGCTTCGGGTCGATATCGGGAAAAAAGAACGTGTTTTTAATCACCGGCTCGTCGCCTGCCGGTTGCGGGATGACCACCGTACCCTCACCGGACACGGGAGCCTCCTTTCGCGGAATAATCAGCGTCATCATGACTACCTCTGAAAAGTCGGGCGGTGGACGCCGGTGCAGTGTCAGGTGATTCACCCTCACTGACCGGCGTGCCGCCCTGGCGCGGGGCGCATTCGGTTGTTAACTGGCTTTCTTTTTCGGACGTCCACGTTTTGCCGGTGTCACGCTCCGGGTCTTACGCGGGGTACGGGTGGCCGCTTTTGGCTGCGGCTCCGGCTTCGGTTTCAGCTCCCGCTCCAGTCGTTCAATCTCTTTTTTGACGCCTGCCTGACAGTCGAGCTGTGTCGCACGTTGCAGGTGAGCCAGCGCACCGGCGGCATCACCAGCGTCACGCAGAAACAGACCGGTGATTTTGTGCAGCTTTGCGCGCACTTCATCAGGCATGTCAGCCGTGGCGGTCAGTTCGAGGGTGTCCGTCAGCAGGCGGGGATCCACAGACTCACCGGCAGCGTGGGCGCGCATGGCCGCAAGTGCCACCTCCTCGGTGAACATGTACGGCGGGGTGCGGCGGTGTTTACCCGGCATGGTCAGACCGTATTTCAGGGCATAACGGGCAATCTCCAGCGCACCGGCAATATCGCCGGTATCCAGACGCCACAGCATGACCGTCATCAGAATGTCATCCTGTGCACCTTTGCCCTGCTCCAGCACGCCGTTCACCCACGGCAACCAGAACGGCAGCAGTTCGCGTTTTTTCGCGGCCTTCAGCTCTTTTGAATAAATCGCTTTCAGTGTGCGCTGGTCTGCGGCGAGCTTAACCAGCATCTGCTCATAGACAGTTGCATGTCGCAGCGGGGCGGCTTCCCGCTGCGCGGTCATCGCTGCCGAGACCCGCATCATGTGGCGCTGTGCGGGACTCGTCATCGGTTACGCTCCCGGCTCTGCGGTCGCTTTAGCCAGTGAGGAGAAATCACCGACCTTAATTTTTTCCACCAGACAACCGGCGGCGTAGTCTTCCACCACGTAATCAATGTTCATTGACTCGTAGTTCTCCACGCGGTCGAGTTTCGGGTTTTCCTCAATCACGCGGCGATGGCTGTCATCCATGTAGTAGATGGACAGGTTTTCCAGCTTTGTGATGAGCATCGCATCCGCCGGGAAGTACGGGACGCGTACCGCCGGCAGGTTACCGATGCGTTTCTGGCTGATGATGACGTCAGCGGCCAGCATTTCGCTGTTGTCCTGCTCCTTGTTGACGATGGGAAAATACTTGTCCGCCAGTAGCTGACGTCCCACAATCACCACAAGGTCAGGGTCTTCCTGATACCACGGCTCAATCAGGTTGTTGGTCGCATCCATCACCAGTGCGTCAAGGCTGGCATAATCACCGCCCTTACCCACGCGGGTAACCTCAGAGGTGGTGTGCCCTTCCTCGTCAGTGACCTTGCTCATCACGCGCGCCGGGGCTTCATTGCGGTATTTCTGCAGCCAGCCGACCGCCACATCCTGCAGCATCGGATTGCTGCTGCGGTCAGAGGTTTCGGCACGCCTCACGCCGTTAAAACCGGCCATGATTAAATCAAGGGACTGGCGTTTGATAATGGCGTTACGGACACGGAGCTGGAAATCCTGATAACGCGCCCACAGGTCCAGCGTTTTGTAGCGGATATAAAAATCGAAGTTAATCTGGTCGCATTCGTACTTGTTTGACGCCAGCTTCGAGAAGTCCTTCGGCTGACGCTCGGTGCCACCGGCGGTGTCGGTGGTGCTGGCGATGGAGCCGGTGACACCAATACCAATTTTTTCCCCTTTCATTTCGCTGACCGGCACAATGTTGATGCGGGTCAGAAAATCAGAGGACTCCTGCATGGTGTTCATCAGGGTCTGGGTGACCGACGGTTCAACGGTGAATTTTTTCGACACATCACCGGCGTCGATGCCGTTCAGTTCGGCAACACGGGACAGGTAGGCATTAAATTTAAAGCGGGTTTCCTGGCGCATAGTTTTTCCTGAAATTAAGGGTTAATCGTGAAGGTTTTCCCGGACTGACTGACGCCGGTCAGCAGTTCGTCATCAGGGCGTCACCGCCACCGCCGGTGGCCTTGCTGCGGCGCTGCTGGGTCAGACTTTCGGTGTGGTCGAGGCTGTTTTTCAGGCGGGTGAATGCCTGGCTGGTTTCATCCGCCCTGTCAGTCACATCCTGCTTAAGTGCGGAAAAGGCGGTTTCCATCTCAGCGAGGCGCTGCTCAGTGGCGCTCAGTTTTTCCTGCACATGTTCAGCAACAGCGGTCACCGCTTCATGCACGTCATTCAGACGGGCGTCATCGCTGGCCTGTTTGCGGCCAAAAATGGATTTCACCTTTTCGGTCAGGGCGGTGAACACGGTTTCAGGCAGGTCTTCAAATTCCAGCTCAACAGGCGTTGCCACTGAAATCAGGTTTTCAGGGCTTAATTTGAAGCGGTTCAGGGGGTTGTGTTTTGCCGTGCGGCAGAATTCCAGGTATTCCGTGCCGAGGCTTGCCGGGTCATCGGTGACGGCCAGACCCACCAGATAACATTTGCCGGTATTGGCAAAGTTCGGCTGAATTTCCATTGAGGTATAGACCTTCTGCGCGGCCTTGTTCATCGCGATAAGGTCATCGGTCGGGGTGATTTTCGCAAACAGCGCCCATTTGCCTTTCAGCGCCGAATCATCGTCAATCTTTTCGGCCTTCAGTTCGACCACATCGCCATAACGCTTAAAAATACCGTCAGGCAGGATGCCGCGCAGATGTTCTAGGTTAATGCGGCAACCATAGACTCGCGGGTCAAAGGTTTCGGCCATTTCCTGAATATCCTGCGCACTGATGACACGCCCGTCACAGGTGTCACCCTCAACGCCGATACGAAAGAATTTTGAGACTTTTTTTGCCATTGTCAGGAGTCCTGAATAGTGATTAGAGGAGTCACATGTCGGCATCAGTTTCCCGACGATGCGCATCCTCCGCCATCAGTCCCGGATGGCTTATCACTGACACAACAGCACCTTAGCGAATCGCGGGGCGCGACTCAGTAGCCTTGCCGTGTATTCATCACGGCGAGGTATTCATGACCATCACCACAGACACCACTCTTTTACACGACCCGCGTCGTCAGGCGGCGCTGCTGTACTGGCAGGGGTTTTCCGTGCCGCAGATTGCCGCCATGTTGCAGATGAAACGCCCGACGGTGCAGAGCTGGAAACAGCGCGACGGCTGGGACAGCATTGCCCCCATCAGCCGTGTCGAAATGAGTCTGGAAGCGCGGCTGACCCAGCTCATCATCAAACCGCAGAAAACCGGCGGGGACTTCAAGGAAATTGACCTGCTGGGACGCCAGATTGAACGACTGGCACGGGTCAACCGTTACAGCCAGACCGGCAACGAGGCAGACCTTAATCCGAACGTCGCTAACCGCAACAAAGGCGAACGCCGCAAACCGAAAAAGAATTTTTTCAGTGACGAGGCCATCGAAAAGCTGGAGCAGATTTTCTTTGAGCAGTCTTTCGAATATCAGTTGCACTGGTATCGCGCCGGGCTTGAGCACCGCATCCGCGATATCCTGAAATCCCGCCAGATTGGCGCAACGTTTTATTTTTCCCGCGAGGCGCTTCTGCGTGCCCTGAAAACCGGTCATAACCAGATTTTTCTGTCGGCCAGTAAAACGCAGGCGTATGTGTTCCGCGAATACATCATCGCCTTTGCCCGGCTGGTTGACGTTGACCTGACCGGTGACCCGATTGTCCTGGGCAATAACGGCGCAAAACTGATTTTTCTCGGCACCAACTCCAACACCGCGCAGAGCCATAACGGCGACCTGTACGTCGACGAGATTTTCTGGATCCCGAATTTTCAGGTACTGCGTAAGGTGGCATCAGGTATGGCCTCACAGAGTCACCTGCGCTCGACCTATTTCTCCACCCCGTCCACACTGGCGCACGACGCCTACCCGTTCTGGTCGGGTGAACTGTTTAACCGGGGACGCGCCAGCGCCGCCGAACGCGTGGAAATCGACGTCAGTCATAACGCCCTTGCCGGTGGGCTTCTCTGTGCAGACGGCCAGTGGCGGCAGATTGTCACCATTGAGGACGCCCTGAAAGGTGGCTGCACGCTGTTCGACATTGAGCAGCTTAAACGCGAAAACAGCGCCGACGATTTTAAAAACCTGTTCATGTGTGAATTTGTTGACGACAAGGCGTCGGTGTTCCCGTTCGAGGAGCTGCAACGCTGCATGGTCGACACGCTGGAAGAATGGGAAGACTATGCGCCGTTTGCCGCGAATCCGTTCGGCTCCCGCCCGGTATGGATTGGTTACGACCCGTCACACCGTGGCGACAGCGCCGGATGCGTGGTGCTGGCACCACCGGTGGTGGCCGGTGGCAAATTCAGAATACTTGAGCGTCACCAGTGGAAAGGCATGGACTTTGCCACCCAGGCTGAATCCATCCGCAAACTCACCGAAAAATACAACGTCGAATACATCGGAATTGATGCCACCGGCCTCGGTGTCGGCGTGTTCCAGCTCGTGCGCTCGTTCTATCCCGCCGCGCGCGACATCCGCTACACGCCGGAAATGAAAACCGCAATGGTGCTCAAGGCAAAAGACGTTATCCGCCGTGGCTGTCTGGAATACGACGTCAGCGCCACCGACATCACCAGTTCGTTTATGGCTATCCGCAAGACCATGACCAGCAGCGGACGCAGTGCCACCTATGAGGCCAGCCGCAGCGAGGAAGCCAGCCACGCCGACCTCGCCTGGGCGACCATGCACGCCCTGTTAAATGAGCCACTCACCGCCGGTATCAGCACCCCGCTGACATCCACCATTCTGGAGTTTTACTGATGAGCAAGAAAAAAGGGAAAACACCGCAACCTGCGGCAAAAACAATGACCGCCAGCGCCCCGAAAATGGAGGCATTCACCTTTGGCGAGCCGGTGCCGGTACTCGACCGCCGTGACATTCTGGATTACGTCGAATGCATCAGTAACGGCAGATGGTATGAGCCGCCGGTCAGCTTTACCGGTCTGGCAAAAAGTCTGCGTGCTGCCGTGCATCACAGTTCACCGATTTACGTCAAACGTAATATTCTGGCTTCAACGTTTATCCCGCACCCGTGGCTTTCCCAGCAGGATTTCAGCCGTTTTGTGCTGGATTTTCTGGTGTTCGGTAATGCGTTTCTGGAAAAGCGTTACAGCACCACCGGTAAGGTCATCAGACTGGAAACCTCACCGGCCAAATATACCCGTCGTGGCGTGGAGGAGGATGTTTACTGGTGGGTGCCGTCCTTCAACGAGCCGACAGCCTTCGCGCCCGGCTCCGTGTTTCACCTGCTGGAGCCTGATATTAATCAGGAGCTGTACGGCCTGCCGGAATATCTCAGCGCCCTTAACTCTGCCTGGCTGAATGAGTCGGCCACGCTGTTCCGCCGCAAGTATTACGAAAACGGCGCACATGCCGGATACATCATGTACGTCACCGATGCCGTGCAGGACCGCAACGATATCGAAATGCTTCGCGAAAACATGGTTAAGTCAAAAGGCCGCAATAACTTTAAAAATCTGTTTCTCTATGCCCCGCAGGGGAAAGCCGACGGCATTAAAATTATCCCGCTCAGTGAAGTGGCAACGAAGGACGATTTTTTTAATATCAAAAAAGCCAGCGCCGCTGACCTGCTGGACGCGCACCGCATCCCCTTTCAGTTGATGGGGGGCAAGCCGGAGAACGTCGGGTCGCTGGGTGATATTGAGAAAGTGGCAAAGGTCTTTGTCCGCAATGAGCTTATCCCGTTACAGGACAGGATTCGGGAAATAAACGGCTGGCTCGGCCAGGAGGTCATCCGCTTTAAAAACTACTCACTGGACACTGACAACGGCTGAACATCGCCGCCTGCGGGCGGCTTTTTTACACCCCGTCATCACGCCCTCACACGCTCACCACCGCACAAAACACCCCGCAGACACACCAACGCCCCGGCGCACAATCTAAACGCCATCAAGACGCGCTCAGACGCTGAAAAAATAAAATCAGCACCACCGCCAGCGCGCAGTGCTTTCCCCGCCTCGCCCGCCCGCTTCATGGGGCATTTTTAATGCAGTTGCATGAACACTCCAAGAGCACACCATCGCTAGTGATAACTAACAATAAAAGCGACTTCTGACGCATGCAAATCCATGCACATGATGGCATTTTTCATGATCTATGCGGTATGCTATCCGCTTCAATTTTTAACACTTGTTAAGGGAGCTAGACATGGACATTATTGATTTAAAATCTCAACTAGAAAATGAAGATAATGCCAAGAAAAGAGCAGAGTTGCTTGCTCAGCTAGAGGTGATAAAGCAAAACGCTGAAGAGCAAATTCGTGCTGAGCAAAAGGATGTGGATTTTGAGACCAAAGAATTTACCGTTGAGTTATTAGTTAATAAGTATCATAGCGGATTAGAGGATGATACTAACGAACTCTTTGTTCCTGATTATCAAAGGGATTTTGTTTGGAGTGAAAAAAGACAATCAAGATTGATAGAGTCTTTGATTTTGGGTTTTCCTATACCATATATATTTACAGCAGATGTTCTCTCCGAAGATCCCGATTTAGATGGGCGAATTGAGATTGTTGATGGCTCACAGCGAGTTAGGACTATACACGCTTTTATCCAAAATGAATTAGTTTTACAAGATCTGAAATCTTTAGACGCCCTTAATGGTTTCAAATTCCAAGATTTACCATTATCACGTCAACGTCGTTTCATGAGAATTCCTGTCCGCGTTATAGAATTGAGTTCTAAATGCAATGAAGAAACCCGTAGAGATCTTTTTGAACGTATTAACTCTGGCAGCGATATATTGAAAGATATGGAAGTCCGTAAAGGATCAGAACTTGGTTCAACAAATTTATATACACAGGTTATTAAGCCATGCTCAACAATACCTAAATTTAAAGAATTAGCACCTTTATCTCAGACTAAAGAAAAACGAGATGAACGGTTAGAATTTACATTAAGATTTTTTGCCTACTTAGATAAGTACAAGAACTTTGATCATTCCGTACGGGATTTTCTAAATGACTATATGTTAGAAAATCGAGATATAGACGAAACTAAACAAAACTCAATGAAACAAGAGTTTGCTAATGTTCTATCTTTTGTTGATAACTATTTCCCAGCAGGATTCAAGAAAACTATTACTGCAAAATCTACACCTCGAGTTAGATTCGAATCTCTCGCTGTTGGCGCAGCACTTGCATTACGTGAAATCCCTGACCTTGTTCCCAAGAACTTGGATTGGCTAAGCTCAGAAGAATTCAAACGATTGACCACTTCAGACGGAGCTAATAGTCGCGTGAAGGTAATTGAACGAATTGAATATGTTCGGGATAAATTATTAGAGGATTAACATGGATCGTTTTCGTGAGGATTTTGACGAAAGGTCAGGAGAGATCTTGGCCTATTTAGATCTTTTGAAATTTATTGAGTATGCCGGTGCAGAACTGATATCATCTGATGATAAAGAACATAAGTTCTCCATTACTGCTCAATCACGAAAAACTCTAAAGGGGGCAGTATATATTCTATTATATAACCTCATTGAATCAACAATGAGAGAAGCTATCTGCCTTATTCATGAGACTATTTATGATAGAAACGTAGAATTTGACAAACTCAGGAAAAATATCAGGTCAGAAATATTAAAAAGATTAAAAAATGAATCTGTAAATATTGAAAGTTTAGTTAACCGTCTTACTAAAGGTATATCTTGCGGTATATCTTATGGCACTTTCAACAAAAAGAAAATATTCTCAGGAAATATTGATAGAGAGGAAATCAAAGAAAAATCGAAAATATATGGTTTTTCAACATATTCTGATTACACTCACACTAAACATGGTGAAAAATTAGCCACTGTCAAACAACATCGTAATGATTTATCTCATGGCAATGTATCATTTGCTGAGATTGGAAAAAATGTTTCATATCAGGACTTAGAGAATATTTCATTAGAAGTAATCGCCTATCTTGATGCAATCGCGAATAATATAGAGCACTATATAAATAATAATGAATATTTAGAACAATAGTAATAAGGCCTGCAAAGCAGGCCATTTTATCATTCTAAATGGTTCTTGATTGATTGCCCAATTGCTTTTCCTAGTTCCACAGGAACAGCATTACCTATCATTTTCCCAATACTTCTTATAACAAACTTGTCTTTGTCTTCTACAAAGATATAATCCATCGGAAAAGTTTGCAATAAAGCAGCCTCTCTAAGAGAAATCGCTCTATGCTGTTCTGGATGTCCAAAACGTCCATTTCCGAAACCATAACAAAGAGTTGTAATTGTTGGACTTGGCTTATCCCAAGACATGCGCCCATATACACTAGCATATCCTTTACCGCTAGATTTCATATGACAAGCAGCAATCAGCTCCTTCGGCCAGTCCTTCCATGTACCACCAGGAACAGAGTGTATAATTCTTTTTTTATTAATCGGATTTAATTTACTGGCTCTATGTAATATATCATTTGGATCTGTTTGGCCATCTTCTAACGGAGGAAGATTTCCTATTGCATCTCTAACTGTTTTCAAAATAACATCGTCACGTTTTACTAACTCAATCGCCCCCAATTTTGAAGCCAACAATACATGACGGGAACGGTTTTGTGGGATTCCATATTCGACACAATCAACCTTCGACGCCCAAACATAATAGCCCAACTTTAACAATGAATTATAAAAATCATTATAAACTTTATGTTTAGTTACATCAGGAACGTTCTCCATTGTTACGATTTCTGGAGATACTTCGCGAATTAAACGTTCGAACTCATAAAGAAGAGGCCATTTTTTATCATCAGCCTTATCTTTTCCTTGAGTATATTTTGAAAAAGGTTGGCAAGGTGCGCATCCTGCCAATACTTTTACAGACGCATCACCATAAAGCCTCAGCAGTTCCTCTTTTGTTACTTTAGCGATATCTTGCTCAATAAACTTAGATTTATTGTTTCTTTCATAGGGAAACCGACATTCCCCCTCAAGGTCTATGCCTGCAACGACATCAAGCCCCGCAAGCTGTAAACCATGAGTTAATCCGCCAGCACCACAAAAAAGGTCTATCACCTTTACAGTCATCATTCACTCCAAATCTATACGATGCTCAGTATACATCCCTTTCTACAAAATCTCGAGGCCTAACTTATAAACTCCTATTGATTGAGTTAACGCTTCACTGAGTTTGACTCTAATACTGTTGAGAATCCCGGCCACTCATCAGCGACCTGATAAGTAAAATGTTTCCCGTCATAATTTACGGTCGCCCCACGCGCCAGCGCCTCAAGCTCCCATCGCTGCGGCCTGATACCGTTCTGAGCGAGGTCAACGCGGATACGGGTAATTTGCATTCGTTCCGACCGGGTCAGTCTGGCCGATGGTGCCATTTCATACTGTTTTAACGGGCTTCCGTTTCTCTGCTGACGATTTGGTGTTCTCAGCCCGTGTTTTAATGCGCCCCTGAGCGCCCTCACGACCTCCGGGTCATTCCATTCGATAACACCGTCATCAACCAGATTAAGCACTGCTGCGGCGTGCTCAGAAGGCGTGGGAGCCGGTAACGAAGTATCACCGCTGGTGAGCTTTCCACAGTTATTGACAGGACTCCGAGGCGCGGCGATGCCGCTTTTTAAAGTCAAAGGCTCAACGACCGGCACTTTCGGAACAATGCGCCAGTCCGTCGTTCTGGTGATATGAATATGACGCGCGCCGAGATGCGGCGCGTAAATGCCGACCACTCTCTCGACTTCTTCCTCGTACTCGTTAACTTCATCCGACGGACTACGGGCGACCCTGACAGTCTGACAATCGCGCGGGACATTTGCCCCACCCTGCGCGCTGATATACAGCGCAAAATCACCACTGTCTGCGGCGGCGCGTGCAGCCTCGACGCGCTCGTCAAACTCATCAGCAATGCTGACGCCGCGAGGCAATTTGCGTAGTTCACGGTAAGCCCCCATTGTCGGCAGGCCAACCGTTTTAAATTGCGGAATGCGCCACGTTGACGCCCATGCGGTAACAGCCGCGGCAGTATCTTTCAGCGGTCTGCCGGTATCGTTATCGAGCTGCCCATCCAGTGCATAGCCGTCGATATTTTTTGAGATGTATTTCGCGATATACCCCGCAGCACCGCCCCGATTAAGATGTTTTGCCTGAAAACGGTTTCGCGCGGCTCCTCTTTCGTCGCCATCCTCTTTGAGCGCATAGCGACGCATGATTTCGATAATCTGGTTACGCTGGCGTGGATTACAAAAAAACATCATATGCCAGTGCGGCGTTCCGTCGTGGTGTGGCTCGACGACTCGCAAACCGTAGACCTGTAAATCATTATCCTTGAATGCCGTGCGCATCAGGCTCCAGATACGGCAGAGATAACGCTGCGCATCCTTTGGATTAAATGCCTCATCGTTCCAGCCGTGATTTAGCTGGACGGTTTTACTTTCGCCTTTTCCAACCTGACGTGTCGGGTGATACTTTGACGGCGCGGTCAGCGTGATAAACATCCCCACATCACCCTCTGCGGCGGCGTAACGCTCAATACCGGCAATGGTGTTCATCAGCTCCATCCGGCGAATTTCAGGATTAGAAATACTGCCCATCACCTTACTGATAAGGTCGATGCGCTCGCCTGTTTCCCTGTTTTCGAGATCACACGATTTAAGAAATTCCAGATTTGCCTGGCGGCGTGCACGCACATCACGAATGGCATGTTTACTGGCATAAGGAGAACGGTCTTTATTGACCTCCCCGACAGCAATCAGTAACGCCTCATGCCAGCGCATACGCTGGCCTTTAAGCTGATGAGTCCACCACTCATCGTTAAACAGACGGGCAATGGCAGAATATGCCTGCCTCGTGGTCATCTGTCCTTTACGGTATTTTTTCCAGTAGAGAGGGGAAATATTGAAAGCACGTGCAGCGCCAGCAACATGACCATAGAGGTGAGCCTGCGCCTCATCCGTAAACAGCGATTCTTTTTCGCCATGCGCATCCACCCATGCATCGCAGAGTTCCTCATACATCATGAAAAGCTGCGATGAGATACGGGCGGCAAACTTTTTCAGCTCCTTGTCATTCATTCCAGGCAGGCGCGCATAATGGTCACGCTCTGCCAGAAACAGCAACGACGCGTCGGTGTTCATTTCATGGCGCTGATTCACGCGCTCAATGCGCGGCCATAAGCGACGCTGAAAAGTGGATGTGAGGAAATAAAACCCGTGCACCGGGCTTTTATTGCGCCGGATGTAGTCATAACGTGAAGTAAACAGCGAGCGCAAAAAGTAAGGCAGACGGTTAATCGTGGATAAAACACCTTGCACCTGACGCATCTCGTCACGTGTAAGGGGTCTTTCGCGCCCGACAGCCTCGCGTGGCGCGTTCCATGCATAAGCACCGGTAAACGTCTTACCGGTACCTGCGGCAAATGCTGACGGAGGGACAAAACGCCCGGAGGCTTTAACGTCCATATGAGCCAAAAGCCTCTGAACAACGCTTGCTGAGTTGCTCAACCTGCGCGTTTAAATCGGCAAAAGATTTTGCGCTTCCGGTCAGAATATCGTGATGCATCAGGCCGGAAACGAGCTGGCTTAATTTCGGGTAATAACCAACCACCGACAGCCATTCCTGACCGGCGTTTTTACCGCTTTCCGCTCTCTTTTTCTCGTGGAGAATAAACTGAAAGCTGTCACTGGTAACGACATAACGTTCGCCAATTTCAATACGAATACTCATGCCGTTCTCCGGTAATGTTTGTTTTTTGCTTCAAAGACTGACTGACAGGAAACACAACGCGTGGCTGACGGATAAGCCGCACGACGGGCAGCAGGTATTGGCGCATCACACTCTTCGCAAACCAGCGAAGAAACACCGCAATGTTTTACCCTTGCCGCGTTAATCTGGCGCTCCAGTAATTCAGCCTGTTGTTCCTGAATAAAATCTACGTTGTCCGGCATTATCAGCTCCTTTTATCGTTAAGTTTCCTGGATACATCAGCGCAATAACTGGCGAGTTCTGTCGTTAATTTTGTCAGTTCATCCACTGAGGAAATTTGCTTGTGGAACACAGCGCGTTTAACAAGTAAATTGACCACATCAGACAGGAGGTTTAATTCATTCTGATAAATCGCGATAACAGATTCAGTTATGTCGCGTTTTTCTTTATCAAGACAAAGTTGAATAAGAGACAAATCACCATTTTCCATAACGGCGATTTTTAAGGCGTTATTCAGTAATACAACTGAATGAGAACAGGACATCAAAGCACCTCCCCGCGAGACAATCCGATATTGTGAAATTTTTCCGACTCCTGACTGAGCAGCTCGACTATCTCCACGCGGGATAACTCCGCCTTTGTGATATGGCGAATCATGGCGTCAAGATGAGAAGAAAAGCGCGTCGCAGCGTCGGCCTGTGCTTCGGTTCTGGCCTGTTGCAGCAGTAATGCGTATTTACCGCACTGATTTTCAGAAACTGTATGCATGACTTTCTCCAGGCAAAAAGAAGCCCCGCACGATTAAGTGCGTTAAAAACTCTGGTTAATTATTTAATGCAAATATTGCTCTGGTTTTACCGACGTCAGAATTGTCGGTGCATACTCAAACAGACTGAATAGTTCACGTAATGCACGGAATAAAGCATCACGCCAGTAACATGACTCTTCATTAATTCGCCAGTATGGCTGATTGAATTCTTTTTCAGTCAATCCGGCATGCATAAATAAAGTACGACGCTGACTGACTGTTAAAAAACTAATATATGCATACTCACTTGCGCCAACCTGACGGCGTTTTGAGAATGCCCCACGCAATTCATCAATTGCACAAACCAGCCGTTCACGTTCGACGTCGTTCATTTCTTCAAAACGCATCGTTGCGTGACGTTGTTTTAACTGCGCATGAAAGCAAACTGTTAGCCGTTCGCGCTCCATCATCTGATTATAATAATCACATGTATCCTGCCAGCGAGGGACGGCAAGATGCTTACCAATTATCCGGCGCATAGCTGCTGGCTGTTTTTCGACGAGATTGAGCGTCATCACTGTCATTTCCAGACCCTCCGGCTTTTCAGAAAGGTCAGAGCCTTTTTTAACGGACTCTGTTTTTTGGTGCGGATAATGATTCCCTTACGCCCCTTACCGTGGGTGATGGTGAAGTCAATCGCCCTGGGGCTTTCGTTACGCAGTAACTGAGCAATACAACGCGGTTCACTCATAATCACAACCCCATCCACAAAAGCCATGCATCACGCTGTTCAACTGGTCGGTTATAAAACGCCTCTCGTACAGCGCGATTAAACTCTGGAATGAAAACCCACTTCTCACCGACACGAGCGTTCGGCTTACTTGGATCACGAAGCTCAATAACTGGCAATTTATTCTCTTTTACCATCTTGACTACAGCCGTTTCTGGCTTACCAAGTAACTCTGCAAACTTAACCGTATGTACCGCATCAATCGGGTACTGAATCACATAGTCATTGACTTCCATTGATTAGCCCTTTTTGCTTTCGTGTTACCCTTATTAGATCCAGCCCCTTCTAGGTCGCCCCTGTCCTTTCTAGGGACTGGCTAACACACTCAAAAGGTCACCAATACACAACCTTTTGACGGGAATATAAGTCACCAATAGGTTACTGTCAAATGCAGACATTCGAAAAACTGAAAGCGATTAGGAAAGCAGAAGGCTTAACACAGGCGAAATTCAGCGAAATTAGCGGGATAGCTCTAGGAACAGTCAAAAATTACGAAAGTGGGCATAAAGACCCTGGTCTCAGCATCGTTATGCGAGTCACAAATACGCCTTTATTTAAAAAATATACGCTCTGGTTAATGACTGGTGATACGTCACCACAAGCTGGTCAGATCGCGCCGGCTCTCGCACACATTGGGCAAAAACCAACAGAATCAGACCGCTCCGAAAAACAGACTGGTTAACACTCTATAAACATTACATTTTCACCATTTGTTACCAAGATGGTGAATACAGCGTCAGAGGGCTTTCTTATGTCAATTAAGAAGCTCGATGATGGACGCTATGAAGTGGACATTAGACCTCGCGGTCGCGACGGAAAACGCATCCGCAGGAAATTTGAAAGAAAAGCTGAGGCTGTAGCATTTGAGCGATACACAATCGCCTACGCCAGCCAGAAAGAATGGGCAGGTCAGCGAGCAGATCGCAGAACTTTGAGTGAGTTGCTGGACATCTGGTGGAAATATCACGGGCAAAACCACGAGCATGGAACAAAAGAGTTTAATCATCTGCTCAAAACCATCAGCGGCATAGGTGATATACCAGTGAGCCGGATGAGCAAAAGAGCTTTGATGGATTATCGTTCCATGCGACTACGAAATGGTATCAGTGCCGCAACGATAAACCGTGACATGTACCGATTATCCGGCATGTTCACAAAATTAATTCAATTGGATGAATTTTCCGGGCAACACCCAATTCACGGACTGCCGCCACTGGCGGAGGCCAACCCTGAAATGACGTTCCTGGAAAAAGCAGAAATCGAAAAACTGTTAAATGTTTTGGATGGTGATGACTTACTTGTCGCACTTTTATGTCTGAGCACTGGAGGAAGATGGACGGAAGTTGCCACGCTAAAACCAGCACAGATTACAAATTGCAGGGTTACCTTCCTGAAAACCAAAAACGGTAAAAAGCGAACCGTGCCGATTTCTGAGGAACTGGAGAAAAAAGTTAAAGAGGAGGCCAGCGCTAAATTATTCAAAGTTGATTATGAGAAGTTTTGCGGGATTTTACGCAGAGTGAAGCCAGATATACCACCCAATCAGGCAACCCACATCCTGCGGCATACATTCGCAAGCCATTTCATGATGAATGGGGGCAATATAATCGCACTGCAACAGATTCTGGGACATGCGAGCATTCAGCAGACGATGGCCTATGCGCACCTTGCGCCTGACTACCTGCAAAATGCCGTCGCGCTGAATCCTCTAAAAGGCGGAGTGACGTTATAA